TTTATCTCTCAAGTGAATGATGATGGACGTACTAAGTATGCTGGCTCTCTTGAGGAAGAGGCAATCATCTGTATCAAGTTAGAGCGTGATACTGAGTCAGAGGATGAAGACATACGTAACACTACAAACTTCAAGATTGAGAAAAATAGACCATTCAGTAGGTTGGGTACCGCTGGTTCAATCTACTACGAACCAGAAACAACAGTACTAGCAGAGGTGGGCTTCGATGTCTAGGTTATGTAAACAATGTGAAACAAGTATTGACCATAAAAGAAAGGATGCGATATACTGCACTAAGGTCTGTAAGAAGGCGTACGCCCACTCCCAAAACTACCAAGACCCTGCGTTCGTAGAGGCTAACCGAGCTAGGGGTACCAAGTGGAGGGTCGACAACCCGGGTCGGGGCTTTGCTGACACGGAAAGGTGGCACAGGGAGAACCCCGACAGGTCTGCAGCTATTAAAGGGAAGGAAGCTGCTATTAGACGAGGAGGTTCTGTGGCAGAGTCGTATATCTTGGACCTCTGTGTTCCCTTCTACACAGAGTCTAGACGCCTCACGAGGGAGGCAGGGATCAGGTATGATGTAGACCACGTCATACCCCTGTCTAAAGGAGGTCTGCACTGTCAGAGTAACCTACAGGTACTAACTCAAAGAGAGAACGTACAGAAAGGAAACAAGCACGATGTGTGATAATAACTACGATAACGATGACTACAGTAAGTATGATACATCCAACAATATGGATAACTACTTCTTCGACGATACTTATGAAGATATCAATACAGACTTGGACGAAGTAGATATAGACTACATAGACGAAGATGAGTTTATTGAGTTTGATAATGAGATGGAGGAACTGTATGACAAGAATCGCATTTGTAGACGTTGAAACCAATGCCATCGAACATCCAGATAAGATATGGCTTGTTGGTGGTAAGATGATGGACACAGGTGAGGTCTTTAAGTTCGAGAACATACACGAAGATGCAGTAGCACGTAAGGCTGCAACTGAGTGGCATATGTCCTTAGACAAAATGGTAGGTCACAACTTCATACCTTACGATCTACCTATACTAAACAAATGGCTAGACGCACCTCTTGACCCACGTAAGGTACTAGACACGCTGTTAGTGTCTAGGGTTGTTGAGTTTGATGTAGTCACACCAGTAGGTGGTAAAGGGCCACACTCACTAAAGAGTTGGGGTGTACGGTTAGGGGTGCACAAGGGTGACTTCCATGAGTTCGATGCTCTTACAGATGAGATGGTCGACTACTGGTATGGTGACCTCGATACTACTGAGGCACTGTTTAATCACTTCAAGGACATCATCTTTGATCCTGATTGGGCTAGGTCTCTACGAGCAGAACATGACTTACAGATTGAATTGGTCCGTAGTAAGTACCACGGTTTCCACTTCAACTCTGATCTTGCTACTCACCTACTAGAAGGTGTTACTATTCAGATGGAAGAACTAGAGGCTCAGTTCCAAGAAGACTTCCCACCTAAGCTACTACCAGTGCACTCTATCAAGTACTTAGAGAAAGCTGATGGCACACCCTACTCTACGGTCACTAAGGCCAAGGAGAAGTACCCTCTGACCCAAGTGGTTGGTAAGGAGCTAGTGTGCCATGACTTCGTTTACTTCAACCCTGCTGCCTCTCAGCAAAGAGCTGACGTCCTGTGGGCTAACGGTTGGAAGCCATTTGATAAGACAGCTACCCACATCAAGTTTGGTAGACTAAAGGTTGGTGATCCTTACGGTAAGAAGATACCCAAGATGAGCAAAGAGTTCTACAACGAGAAGAAAACTACACTAGCACGCTATGGCTACACAGTATCGGAGGACAACCTATCTACACTACCTGACACAGCTTTGCCGGGGGCTAAGGCTCTGGCTCAGTGGCTCACACTAGAGGGACGTAGAAGCTCTCTGTATGAGTGGATCAACCAAGTATGTGATGACGGACGGATACATGGTACGATCAACAACATCGGTGCTTGGACGGGACGGTGTGCACACAACGCACCCAACACAGCCAACATCGCTTCAGTGTTCCACGGGACACCTAGTAATCCAGTAGAGGAGATAAAGAATAGATATGACAAACACTTACGAGAGTGCTGGGATACCCCAGAAGGCAGTTACTTAGTTGGTTGCGACGCTGATGGCATTCAGCTTCGGGTACTTGCCGATTATATGTGGCGTCACTTCGATGCTGATATGTACGCTAAGGCTATAATGGAGGGAAAGAAAGAGAATGAAACAGACATCCACAACATGAATAAGAATGCTTTGGGTGTCGCAGGTGGTACACGAGACATGGCTAAGACATTCATCTACGCTTGGCTACTAGGTGCCGGTGTTGCCAAGACAGCAAGTATCCTAGGTGTAGGTATCCAAGAGGCTACCGCTGCCCGTAAGCGCTTCGAGGATAACATCGATGGGTTAGCTGCACTGAAGAGACGTCTAGTACCCTACATAGCTGAGCAAGGCTACTTTAAAGGCTACGATGGACGTAAGGTCAAGGTGCCTAGTGAGTACAAGGTTCTTGCTGGGTTACTACAGTCTGGTGAGTCAGTACTCATGAAGCACACAATGCTCAACTTCCACGCCAACGCTAGGGCAGAGGGTATCGACTTCAAGATGGTCGCTTTTGTACACGACGAGTATCAGATAGAGGTGAAAGGAACTGAGGCAGAAGCTAAGCATCTAGGCGAACTGGTTTGCACTAGTATGCTAAAGACAGGCGAAGAGTTAGGCTTTAGGATACCCACACCGGGGTCTTATGGTTTAGGTCGGAACTGGGCCGATACCCATTAATCTACTTGACACACACTAAACACTATGCTAGAATACATGAATAATAAACATAGCTATAGGAGATAAACATGGCTACTGAAACTATAGAGCTCACAGGTACAATCGAGTGGGCTAAGTTATTTGAGTCCAACCGGGACAATGGCGAGTACGATGTAGAGACCGATGGTGCTACAACGGTTACACTCCTCATGGAGGACGATGTCTTCAAGGCAATGAAGGACGCAGGTGTCCGTAAACAAGGCAAGCCAGACCCAGAGGGACGAGGCACACGAGTTACCTTCAAGCGTGCATGGAAGGATCGGTTTGATCGGCCATGGGCAGCAGGCCCACCTGTTGTCTACACACCTGCTGGGTCTGTCTGGAGTGAGGATGGGGATGGCCTGATTGGTAATGGATCAGTTGGTGTTGTATATCTAGACGTCTACGACACTAAGATGGGAAAGGGTTGCCGACTCAACGGTGTACAGGTCATTGACCACGTAGTATTTGAAGGAGGCGGAGGCGGGGGCGGCGGCCCTGTTAAGCCACGGGATTACACCCAAGGGCAACCAGCTGCTGCACCAGCCAAAGCAGCACCTCCCTCAGCTAAGTTTGCGCCGGGTGACTTGCCTTTTTGAGCGATGACATCAGACCTTCATCAATCATTGAAGGAGCTTACATCAACAGGTTAGGGCAGTTTAAGTTGCCCAACCCTACCTCTACAATGCCTAACGGAGCCGTGCGTAAGCAAGAGACCCTATGGCGATACGGAGAGGTACGTAAGTCTAACAAGGAGGCAAGTCATACCTACATGGGTACGACATATCGTAAGAAGAACTACAAGATACACACACTTGTATGCGAAGCCTTTCACGGCCCAGCTCCTTCTGATAAGTCAGTCGTTCTCCATCTAAACGAGGATGGTACCGACAACAAGCCTGAGAACTTAAGGTGGGGTACCCAAAAGGAAAACCTCAACATGCCTAAGTACATAGCCTACTGTAAGGGTAGGACAGGCGAGAATAGTCCTCGGGCTAAGAGCATGAGATAGACAGAGGGGAGCTTAACGGTTCCCCTTTTTCACCCTTACCAGTAACTATAAGGAAACCACTATGACAAAGACAATAGATACGTTAGTCCAAGACATGGAGTCGGTGATACTAGGTAACGATGGCTGGGAACACACACTAGGTCAAGTGATGGCAGACACCATTGCACAACAGGCAAGTGACAGGTTCAGCAAACCACAGGAACCTAGGGGTTACCTATCTATGTCATCCCTTGGCACACCCTGTGATCGTAAACTCTGGTACAAGATCAACCAGACTGACCTAGCCGCTCCACTACGAGCCAACGCCCTGCTAAAGTTCTTCTACGGTGATATGATAGAAGAGCTTGCCTTATGTATTGCACAGCAAGCAGGACACACCGTCGTAGGGCAGCAAGATCGAATGGAAGCACACGGTATCAAAGGTAGCCGTGACTGCGTTATCAACGGGATGACAGTAGACGTTAAGTCTGCCTCACCTTACTCCTTCAAGAAGTTCCAAGAAGGTAACCTACGTGAACAAGATCCATTCGGTTACATCTCTCAACTATCATCTTATGTGTACGCAGCTAAAGATGATCCACTTGTTACCAATAAGACACAGGGTGCCTTCCTTGTTATTGACAAAGTAAATGGACATATCTGCTTAGACATGTACGACTTTACTGAAGAGCTGAAGACCAAAGAGAAAGAGATAGAGGCTATCAAGGTTATGGTCAAGAAGACTAAGCCACCTAAGCGCGCCTTCAAGGACGTACCACAGAGCAAGACATCACCTAATATGAAGTTGGGTATGGAGTGCTCATATTGTGAGTTCAAGAGAGCCTGCTGGCCCGGTCTTAAGTTGTTTGCTTACAGTTACGGCCCTGTCTACCTCACTAAGGTTAAGAAAGAACTTAGGGTAGACGAGTCGGATGACTGGACATGAGAAAGAGTGCTACACGTAAACGAGCAATCCAAGCTGGGTACCGATCAGGCCTAGAGGAAGCAACAGGGATTAACCTTACAGAACGTGAGGTTAGTTTCGAGTACGAGAAGATGAAGATCAAATGGTTGGACTCTAAGGAACGTAGTTATACTCCTGATTTCGTGTTAGAGAATGGCATAATCATTGAGACCAAAGGAAGGTTCGTTTCAGCAGATCGACGTAAACACAAAGAGATTAAGAAGCAGTATCCTGACCTAGACTTAAGGTTCGTATTTAGTAACTCACGAGCCAAACTATACAAGGGAGCCAAGAGTTCATACGGACAATGGTGTGACAAAGAAGACTTCTTATACGCAGATAAGATCATTCCTGAGGAATGGGCAAACGAGGAGAAAAGCAATGACTATAAGTAAATCAGGACAGGGGCGCGTGTCAATTGTTTGGTCGTGTGGTCACGCATCGCCTGAAACTAAGAACGACAGGTTTGACTGGTTAGGCGGCCTCATCTACGACATCAAGCCTGACTACTGCGTAGACCTAGGTGACGGGGCGGACATAAAGTCCCTCAACTCTTACGATACACGTAAGCCACAGGCAGTTGTCTCCCAGAACTATGGGAGGGACATTGAGTCTTACAACGAATCACAAGACCTACTCCGCTATCGTTTTAAGAAGAACAGACGTAAACGGCCAACATGGTACGGCTTCGAAGGCAACCATGAGACACGTATCAAGACAGCACTAGCCTACGACCCACGCCTAGAAGGAGAAAAGTATGGCATCTCTTTTAAACATCTTCAGACCAACAAATGGTTCGATGAGTACCACGAGTATGTCAATGGTGCCCCGTCTATACACAACTACGATGGTATCGACTACGCTCACTTTGTTGGGGCTGGTAACTTTGGTCGTGCCATTAGCGGCGTTCACCATGCTTATGGGCTTGTACAAAAGCGCTATCGCTCTTGCACTGTTGGTCACAGTCATAAACGTGATATGTATTTTAAGGATGATGTCGGTGTTAACGGTGCTATCGGAGCAGTCGTCGGTTGCTTCAAAGGTGCTGCAGAGTCTTGGGCTGGGCAAGCTAATAAGGAGTGGTGGAAAGGTGTACTCATTAAGCGCAACATATCAGATGGACAATATGACGTCCAGTGGGTATCGATCGATGCACTTAGACGGGAGTATGGGTGAGGAGATTAACTCAAAGCTTAGAGGTGACAGCTAATTAGTTACACTTTCTACTTGACCAATACACACAACTACGATATAATTGGAGGCTCGGTATGGAGTTCGAAATAACAATGAAGATAAAGGTAGCTCCTGACTTCTTCTACTACGATAGTCATTCAGAAGAATGGCATTCTATTCTTGAGGAGATTGTACACAACGCTATGTACGATGTAGACGATATAAAGGTAATAGGTATTAGGACTGAAGAGGTAGGTGTATGATTACTAAAGATGACATAGATGCGTTTAGCAGTAGAGGTACTACCTCGATGGAGTACTCCTACTGGGTAGAGAACAAGATTATTACTGAAGGTAAGGATCGCCTTGTAGAGAATACCTTAGGGCTTGTCGGTGAGGCAGGTGAAGTTGCTGAGAAGATTAAGAAGTACATAAGAGATGATACCAAGGTAAACCAAAAGGATATCATCAAGGAGCTAGGTGACGTTGTCTTCTACACGACTGCACTAGCTAACTACTTCTACAGCAGTCTACCTGAGGTAATAGAAGTTAATATGGATAAACTAGATGGCCGTGAGGCCAGAGGTACATTACGTGGATCAGGCGATAATAGGTAACTAAGGAGATACAATCGATGAGATGGACTAACAACATCTTCTTACGGTTCATGCGCTACTCAATCATGTGGTCAGAACACCGTAAGGCAATCAAGCAGCTTAACAGGTGCTCTGACAAAGAACTAAAGGACATTGGCTTAACACGGTCTGACATTGACCGCATGGTATGGCTTGACAAAGACAAACAAGAAAGAGGAAAAGAAGAATGAAAACTGTAACTGTAGATAATAAAGAGTATGACTATGACAGTCTTACAGAGGAGCAAGTCACATTGCTAACAGAGATTAGTGCATGTTCTGCTGAAGTTAAACGATCAAACCACGCATCAGTACTATTCGACGCTAGGTATAGGATGCTAATGACTACGTTAGTTTATTCACTTGAGAGTAACGACAATCAAACGGAGATGAATGTATAATGAGTAATCAATTACCTACCGACTACCAAGCTTTTATCCACAAGTCACGGTACGCTAAGTACCGGGAGGGCCTAGGGCGCGAGTCATGGTCTGAGACAGTGACACGGTTCTCCTCTAACATCATCAAAGACTTAGTAGACCCAGACACTAAGTACAAACTAGAGCAAGCCATCCTTGGCCTAGAGGTTTGCCCATCTATGCGTGGATTGATGACAGCCGGCGCTGCTGCAGAACGGGACAACACCTGTATGTACAACTGCTCGTACCTGCCAGTAGATGACCTCAAGGCCTTTGATGAGGCTATGTTCATCCTCCTCTGCGGCACTGGTGTTGGCTTCAGTGTAGAACGTCAGTTCGTTAGTAAGCTCCCTGAGATCCCTACACTATTCCAAAGTGAAACCAACATCATGGTCAAGGATAGTAAGGAGGGCTGGGCTAAGTCTCTTCGTCAACTTATCGCATTGCTGTACAGCGGTGAGGTACCCACATGGGATGTATCAAAGATACGACCTGCTGGTGCTCCACTCAAGACGTTTGGAGGTCGAGCATCTGGTCCTAAACCACTCGTTGAGTTGTTCGACTTTACTATACGTACATTCAAGAACGCAGAAGGTCGCAAGCTCTCATCTATTGAGTGCCATGACATTATGTGTAAGATCGGTGAGGTAGTGGTTGTAGGTGGTGTACGTCGATCAGCTATGATCTCTTTGAGCAATCTATCTGATGATCGTATGCGCCATGCTAAGAGTGGATCATGGTGGGAGAACAACCCACAACGTGCACTGGCTAATAACTCAGTGTCCTACACAGAGAAGCCTGACAGCATCTCGTTCATGAGGGAGTGGACAGCACTAGTAGAGAGTGGCTCAGGTGAGCGTGGTATCTTCAATAGGGAAGCATCCAAGAAACAAGCAGCTAAGAATGGTCGTCGTGATTCTAACTTCGAGTTCGGAACGAACCCTTGCAGCGAAATCATATTACGCCCAAATCAATTCTGCAACCTAACAGAAGTTGTTATACGTTCAACAGACGATGTTAACTCACTGTCTGAGAAGGTACGTTTAGCTACCATCCTTGGTACTATTCAAGCAAGCTTTACCAAGTTCCCTTACTTGCGTAAGATCTGGCAGAAGAATACTGAAGAGGAGCGGTTACTGGGTGTGTCACTTACAGGCATCATGGATAACCCATTGATGACACTGAAGAACAAAGGATTGGAGGAAACCCTTGGACATCTTAAAGCAGTGGCTGTTAAAACTAATGCTGAATGGGCTGATAAGCTTGGCATTCCTCGTGCTACTGCTATTAACTGTGTCAAACCCTCCGGAACCGTTTCACAGTTGGTTGACTCAGCCTCAGGGATACACGCCAGACATAGTCACTATTACATTAGAACCGTTAGAGGAGACAACAAAGACCCACTAACACAGTTTATGAAGGATCAAGGTATCCCAAGTGAACCATGTGCAATGAAGCCAGACCAAACTACAGTCTTCTCCTTCCCTCAGAAGGCACCAGACAATGCCGTAGTCACTGCTGACATGACTGCCATCGAGCAGTTAGAGATGTGGTTGATGTATCAACGAGCTTGGTGTGAACATAAGCCATCGGTGACCATCAACGTTAAGAGTGATGAATGGTTTGAGGTAGGTGCCTTTGTCTACAGGAACTTTGATGAGATGTCAGGTGTATCCTTCCTGCCGTTCAACGAGCACACCTATCAGCAGGCACCTTACCAAGACTGCGGCAAGAGCGACTACAAGATGCTCAAGTCTTGCATGCCTACAACTATCGATTGGTCTAAGCTTTCAGAGTATGAGAGTGAGGATAACACAGCAGGTAGTCAGACACTTGCTTGTTCTGGGGACTCTTGTGAACTAGTAGACCTAGTATAGCTTGACATAGACTACTAAAGTATGGTATACTTATGGGGAGGATCGAAAGGTCTTCCCCTTTGTAATTATGATAGGAAAAGGTATGGGTGGTACTAAAGTATGGGACAGAGCATTCGAAGCACATAAAGAACCAAGGGGAGAGACTACTACTATGAAGGCAGATAGAGTTAATAAACCTACACACTACAACTACAACGAGACAGGTATCGAATGTATTGACGCAATCAAAGCAGCAACAGGAGAGCACTACGAGGGTTACCTGCAGGGTAACATCATCAAATATATATGGAGGTACCGATACAAGAACGATATTGAGGACATACAGAAAGCCCAAGTGTATATAGGTTGGCTTGAAGATTATCGTAAAGAGAATAAGTCTTAATAGTACTTGACAAACCATAGAAGATATGGTAGACTGTCTATGTGCTTTATTAAAGGGAACGTACTGTATGGCCGGAAAGAAGAAGCCCCCAACTCTTAATATAGAGAAGGAGGCCAAAGACTTTGTTAAGACTAAGAAGGTTATGACTAAGAGTATACCCGAGACAAGCTCATCGCCCCCTAGGGTACAACTAGCGGCGTCAGTATTAGCTGGACTAATAGCTAACTCTGGTAGATCAAAAGCAGAAGAACTTGTAGAAGAGGCTTTTAGGTATGTCGACCTAATCCTTAAATATAAAGACTAAACTTAAAGCCCCCTCGGTGTAACAGCCTAGGGGGCTTCTTTGTGTTTAATTAAGTACTTTAGGATCAATATTCATACGGAAGATGTAGTCTGCTGAGTCAAGCTGTGATCTCAGAAAGGTAATCTCAGTAAGAGTTAACTCACCGATAGTCTTATCAAAACCCAAGTCTTCTAGAGCTTCTTCAACATCACTTGTCTTGAACTTTGACATGATGTCGTACTGATCCCTGAGGGTAGACTGAGGGCCATTGTACTTGGCAATAAGCATGAACTTAGCCTTATCTTTGACCCTACTTAGTTCATCTTTCCAAAGGTCACGTTGGACCTCCTGTGTAGCCTCACGGAAGACCTTGTTCTCCATCTTCATGGTAGCCCAACCCTCCATAGACATGTGCACCTGACGTTGGTACTCATTGACAGCCTCAGGGATCATACGCTTCTTGTCCTTAGAGAGGTCTGAGTTGATAGACCACTGATCAAGACCAATCATGTTCATCACACGTTGTGTATTAGTTAAGTCTAGGGTACGGACACCAACGTTCTTAGTTGACTGTTGGGCCAATTCACCAGCAGCCGAACTAACTTTAACAGGTGTATCATTACCCATCAGCCAATCTACTGTGGTATCGATGTAACGGAATGAGTTACCAATGAATAGGTTACCCTGTGCGTTATCCTTGGGTGTCTGCTCAGAACCCGAAAAGAGACCGATAGCTGTATCAACAGGTTCCAGTGGGCGTAGGAAACCACTAAGAGCTTGAGCTGTGATCTCGGTAGCAATACCACCAGCCTCAGTCCAAGCCTCCCCTAGTTCACCTGAAAGTATAGCAGCACCTAGGTCAGCAAACTCAGCCGTAGTCTTGTTAAGGTTACGTGTGAGGCCACCCCCACCGAAGTCTTTACCAATCTGGGTAATGATCTCAGCAGGTACTTCCTCACCAGCCATCTTGTATGATATAACACGAGCAGCTGCCTTGAAGAGTGATATTGGATAGTCATACTGTTGTGAGACAACCTGTCCATCTACCACGTTATCATAGAGACCCAGACCCTGTCTACGGTTCTCATCTTCATCTTGAGCCATACCGTATACAATACCAGCTACCACAGCGCCACGAGCGTTAAGCTCAGCTACTGACTTGTCTGCGTACTTACCTGTTGCCTTTACGGAGATGTTTAGTAGGGGTGTGTTCTTAATACCGAAGTCGATAGTATTGTTAAAGAATCGACCAAAGGGGATCATGAAACCAAGACCGGGGATGTTACGTGCATCCTCAATAAACCCTGCAAGCTCACCTAGCTTACTGCTATCTTTAAACGACTTAGAGAAGGTGTTAGCCATTGTAGCTGTAACAGCCTCCATCTCAAGTTGCTTATACTTATCACTCGCCATTACCCTTACAGCCTCAGGTGAATTATAGAACTCATTCCAGCTCTTACCGAACTTAGTACGAAGTAGCTTATTCATCTGTCCTACGTACTCTTGAGACTTAGTGAAAGCATCCTGAGCATGTACGAAGGTAACACTTTGTACACCATTGATAAGTGTATCAGCTTTGTTCTGTAACTTACCGCCGACACCACCTAGGTTAACCATCTGATCCACTGATTTGGACACATCAACACCACCGGACAATGTACGGTTTAGTTTGTCGAGAGCACCTGTGTTACGCTCCAGCGCACTCCGGTACGCAGCGTATGTCATGTCAGGGTCAAGTGCGAACTTAACACGGTCCTTAGAGGCCAGCAGTAGTTGCTTAGCTACGAATAGTTCCTTCTTACCTTCATCAGCCATATTCAGTACTGACTTGAAGGTACCCACTGTGCTTTTGTATAGAGCCATAGTGATATCAGTAGCGATATCTAGTCCAGCAGCTGTACCGTAACCTAATACGTTGAGTGCTGATGTAGATGGATGTGACACAAGGGTACGGATAAACTTGTTCTGTGTCTCAGTAATATTGGACACGATGACACCGGGTGGTGCCTTCTTACCCTTAGTAGTAGCTATACTATCTATTAAGTTAAGGCCCAGCGCCTCCTTAAAGAAGTCATCTAAGTTAAGGTCTTCAAGGTTTACATCTATCTTCTTAGCGACCTGCATAACACTGTTCATGCTACGAGCAGACGAGTTCATCTTGTTAGCGAAGGAGTTAGCAAACATATCAGGTGTTAACTTACCTTCAATCTTTACGTTGAGAGCCTTACCAAAGGCACCCATTATACCATCGATATCAGTCTGGTCCAATTCGTCACGCATGAAGTCAGCAATCCAGTTGGATATCTTGTCGTCTTCATTCCGCTTAACGAAGAAGTAGCCACCCTCTTGCATAGACTCAGCTAAACCCTTGAGTTTAACCTTACCGTCTGCATCGTTGATACCAAGCAGGAGATCGATAAAGAAGTCTGTATCACCTTCAGTTAAGTCTTTACCACTTTTAACTTTAGACAGCCACTCAGGTCCGTCACCTACCTTAGATGCTTGTACTTCAGCAACCCAACTAGTGATAGAGTCCTGTAGTTCCCTAGCTATAACCTTTGGTTTAACCTTCTTAACCACTTCAGATATGAGAGCAGTATCAGACTTACCACGCTTTAGAACCATACCAGCTTGGACACCACCCATAGCCATAGCTGATAGAGCAGCAATACCTATAGCACTCTTGCTGATCTCCTCTTGTACGTTAGTATCAACTAGACTACGTTGGTATAGGAACTCAGTACCGGAGTTGATGACTGCATCAGTTAAAGTAGCAGCACCAACCTCCTTAAGGCCAGCAGTTGTCATAAGCCGGGATACACCCTTGTTAGCCGCCATTGTGGCAGCATACTTTGTGATCTCAGCAGTACCTTCTACAGCTGCATTAGCTGCAGCCTTACGTAGAACCTCAGCACCTGCTTTCTTAGCAACCACTCTTGAAGCACCAGCTGCTAACTTATTAGATACTTCACGCATAGCTACTTTCTCGACAGCCTTGGTACCGGCTCTAATAGCAGTACCACCGAAGAGCTTACCGAGTCCAAATGTCACGAAGTTGATTGGGTCGAGTATAACAGAAGCTGCGTAATCCTTGACACCTTCACCCGTCTCCGCCCAAGTAACACCTTCTCCTGTGAGACCTTCCATACCCTCGTAGATAGCGTAGGCTCTACCAGCCTTCAGTAGGCGTGTACTGTCTTCTTTAATACCCATGAGGTAATCAACCTCAGAGATAGCACGTATAGAGTTACCAGATGCGTTACCACGCCTGTTGTTTAGGAATGTATCTACAATGTCCTCACGAGACTTACCCTCTACAGCTTGAAGACCATACCGATCTTCTACGAACTCGTAGATGGGGTTGTACAGCTCAGGACGCTCAGAGATGTCGTCCTGAGAGTAGGTAAAGGCTTCTACGTCCTGAGGTAACCCAACTAGACCTTCATCGCTCACAGGGGCCTCCTGTAAGCTCTCAGAGGCTACGGGGGTAGCCCACTCAGGTATATCCGTAGGTTCCTGTGGTAGCGTTGCCGGTAGCGCCCATTCGGGAATATCCGTAGGTCCCTGTGGTAGCGTTGCTGGTAATGCCCACTCAGGAATACTAGTAGATTCTTGCTGAGTGGGTGGTGCTGCTATACGACGAAGGCGTTCTTGCTCATCCTCTAGCAGGACGCCGGGTGTGGCCCAATCGGGAATACCAGCCATACTAGTTACCCAGTCCCATCTGATTACCCACTGCGTCAACTCCGTACTTATTCATTAAGTTAGAAAGGGTATCCTTGTCTTCAGCTGCGGCAGCTCTCTTGATACGAGCTATGTCACCAGCAGGTATAACGCCTACACGAGAAGATTCTTTAGCCTTCTCTACGAGTTTAACCATTATATCATTAGGAAGTTCAACATCATAGTCACTTGTTAGTGATACAAGGTCATCCCTAAAGTATCCAAGTTCCTCCCTATTAGTAGGCCATTCGACACCCATGTCTTCTAGTTCGCTGACTACCAAATCAAAAGCTTGTGACTCTCTCAACTGAGCAGACCTAGAGGCACCTTCGGGTGCTACAGCATACCCCTTTACAGCAGACTCTAGACCGGGTATACCTTCTTCGACAGTCTTAAACCCAAGATCTTGCTCAGGTCTCTCAGGGAACATAACCCAGTTCTCTTCTACTTTGTTTGGGCTATCAAACACATCACCAAACATAGCATCTATAGCTGTATCAGTAGGTAGTGAAGGGCGTGTTACCTCACCGCTACCTAAGAACTCTCCGGTAATAGGTGTTGTAGGTTTATCTGTACTATCTTGAATTGTAGGTGCATTACTGCCAGTTACATTCCCTGCGGTAGTTGCGTTCGGTTCTAGAGGAGGTACGAACCTCACAACACCCTTTACATTTACGTTACCAGTGAAGCCTTCCTTACGAGCAGCAGTAACTGCATCCCATGAATCG